ATACAACATTAATAATGGAGATTTAACTATGGCAGATCCAAAGCAAAAGCCACACTATATTAATAACAAAGAATTTTCACTCGCTGTAGTTGAGTATGTTACTAATAAAAATAAGTTGGAAGAAGAAGGTAAAGAAACCCCTAAGGTTACTAACTATATTGCCTCTTGCTTCTTAAAAATATCAGAAGGTTTATCCCACAGACCAAACTTTGTAAGATACACATACAGAGAAGAAATGGTTATGGATGCAGTAGAAAATTGTTTAAAGGCTATTTCTAATTACAATATTGAAACAGCAACAAGAACTGGAAAGCCAAACGCATTTTCATACTTTACTCAAATTTGTTACTTTGCGTTTATTCGTAGAATTACAAAAGAGAAAAAGCAACAGGATATTAAATTTAGGTTTATTGAAAGAATGGGTATTGAAGATTTTGCTCAAATGGGGATGGATGATGCAGGTGCACAGCAAACCATGGAGTATGTCGATACACTAAGACAAAGAATCGCTAAGGTTAAAACTTCTGATGAGAAAATTAAGAAATTTGCTAAAGCTGAAAAAGATTTAGAAAAACTAGAATTGTTTATGGTATAATATGAAAGTAGCTATTTTAAATGACACACATTGTGGTGTAAGAAATTCATCAGATATATTTTTAAATTATCAAAGAAGGTTTTATGAGGAAGTATTCTTTCCTTATTTGAAAGAACACGATATTAAACAAATACTTCACTTAGGCGATTATTACGAACATCGTAAATTTGTTAACTTTAAAGCTCTTAACCAAAACCGTAGAGACTTTTTAGAACCAATGCGAGATGCTGGTATTACTATGGATATTATACCTGGTAATCATGATGTGTATTTTAAGAATACCAATGAGCTTTGTTCTCTAAAAGAATTACTAGGTTATTTTACATCTAATGTTAATATTATTATGAAACCTAAAGTATTGGATTATGCTGGTTGTGGTGTTGCTGCAATTCCATGGATTAACAATTCTAACTATGCTGAATACACAAAGTTTCTTAAGAACTGTAAAGCTTCTATAGTAGGAGCACATCTTGAGTTAAAAGGTTTTGATATGATGGCAGGTATATCTAATCCTCACGGTATGGAGTCTGATATATTCCAAAGATTTGAGCTAGTGTTATCAGGACATTTCCATACAAAATCATCTAGAGGACCAATTCATTATCTCGGTTCACAGTTTGAATTTACTTGGGCAGATGTTGATGATCCAAAATATTTTCACATATTAGATACAGAAACTAGAGAGATTACACCTGTACGAAATCCTATTACAATGTTTAAAAAGTTTGTGTATGACGATGAAACTCATGATTATTCTGATATTGATATGGAACAATTTAAAGAAAAATTTGTTAAGATTATAGTATTAAATAAAAACAATCTATACATGTTTGATAAATTTATCGATAAGTTACAATCTATTGAAACATACGAATTAAAAATAGCAGAAAACTTTGAGGAATTTTTAGGAGATAGTGTTGAGGACGATAAAGTTTCCCTTGAAGATACTACTGTTCTACTAGATTCATATGTTGAAGCAGTCGACACTGAACTAGATAAAGATCATTTAAAAGTTGAATTGAGAAAGCTTTATACCGAAGCTCAGAACCTAGAGGTCGTATGATAAATTTTAAATATGTTAAGTGGAAAAACTTTTTGTCCACTGGAAATGAATTTACAAAAATACAATTAGATAAAACACCATCTACTCTTATAGTAGGATCAAACGGAGCAGGTAAATCTACATTACTAGATGCATTATCATATTCTCTATTTGGTAAAGCACATAGAGATATTAAGAAAGATCAATTAGTTAATTCTATTAATAAAAAGGGTACTGAAGTAGAAGTTGAATTTGAAATTGGTGGAGTTGATTTCAAAGTCAGAAGAACTATTAAACCTACTAAGTTTGAGATATTCCAAAATGGTAAAATAATTAATCAAGCAGCAAATGCTAGAGATTATCAAAAGTTTTTAGAACAAAATATACTTAAATTAAATCATAAATCGTTTCACCAGGTAGTAGTACTAGGTAGCAGTTCCTTTATTCCTTTTATGCAATTACCACCATGGTCGCGTAGAGCAGTCATTGAAGATTTATTAGACATTAACATTTTTAGTAAGATGAATGGTCTATTAAAGGAAAGGAATTCTAAAATTAAGGATGAACTAATAGATTTAGATCATAACTTAGAATTAGTAAAGTCTAAAATACAAAGCCAAACTAAATATATTAAAGATCTTCAAGGTATTAATCAAGATATGATTGATGCTAAGTATGCTACGATGAAAGAGCATAAAACAGAAATCCAAGGATATGTTAGTAAGTCTGCAGAGCTTGGTGAAAATTTATCTACGAATCTAGAAGAAATTAACAGATCATATTCAGTTACTGATTCTGATATCAGACAGCTTCAAAGAAAAGAACATG